GTTCTGGCCGGGACGTAGGTTTCCAGCGTCCGCGCCATCTCGCCGCGAAGCTCGTTGGTCTGGATGATGACGTTTCGGGTGGCCGCCGTGAGAGCGCGGTATTCCGGCGATTGCAGCACGGCCTGATTGGCGACCTGTTGGGGATCGATCCCCATGGCGGCCATTCCAGCGGTGGCGGCGCGGGAGCCGGGCTCGATTGGACCGCGCGCGATGCGGGCCTCACGCCGTTGGCGGCCGGCGAAACTCTCGCGAGCGGCGTTGAGCTGATCTGTCGCCTCCAGAAGACGAAGGCGGCGCGTCTCGATGGCCTGCGCCTTGGCGGCGGCAGCGGCGCGCCAGTGGGCGTCAGCCAGCTTGTCCACTTCGCCGGTCAGGTTGGCCGCCCATGCCGCAGTCGCGTCCATGTCGCCGCCGAGGCGATTGGTTTCTTCCGCAAGAGTGCCCGCAGCGCGCGCGTTCTCGTTGATGCGGTTCGTCAGGTCCTGAATGCTGCCGGACGCCTCTCGCCCGCGCACCGCCACGAAGGTCAGGCCCGCCGCAATGACGGTCAGGGCCGCGATGATCGGATGGCGCGAGATCGTCAGCAGGGCGACGTTCAGGCCACGAACCGCCGTGGTCCAGATGGTCGTCGCCCCGGCCGCCGCAATCGCCCCGCCGACATAGGCCGTTCCCGCACCCACGGTGATAGCCGCGAGCGACGGGATCAGGATGTCGAGATTTTCCGCCACGCCGGTCAGGGCCGCGCCCAGCGCCTCGGTAGCGCCCTTCGCTACGCCGCTCTCCCCGGCATACAGGGTCAGGGCCGTGCGGAGGTTGGTATAGCCCGCCGCGACCGTGAGAGGGGCCTTCGCGGCGCGGGTTTCCAGTTCGCCGGAGCCGCGCAGGAAGGCGTCGAAAAAATCGCGCGACGTGACTGTGCCGTTCAGCACTTCCTCACGGAGCTTAGCGACCGAACCGCCGAAGCGATCGGACCCGTTGGCCACGGCCTCCAGAATGGGCCGCGCGCCCTCGTTGACGCTGTTGAACTCTTCAGCCCGGACGGTCCCAGAAGCCAGGGCCTGCGAAAGCTGGAGCAACGCCCCCGAAGCCGAGGCGGCATCCCCGCCCTGAATGCGGATGGCCGCTGACACTCCATCGGTGAACCGCAGCAGGTCTCCCTGCGAAGCCCCAAGCTCAGCCGCCGCTTGAGACGCCCGGCCATACAGCTGGCCCAGGCTCTCCAGATCAGCCCCGTTGCGGATCGCGGCTTGCGACAGACGGTCCTGAACCGCAGCGAAGGCCGCACCCTCAACGCCCGCCACCCGCAGCGAGTTGGCGAACCGGGTGTAGGCGTCCGAAAGCTGGATGCCCGCCTGAACGGTGACGCCCCCGATCAGAGCGCCGGCCGCAGCCGTGATGGCGGCAGAGATGCGGCCCGACGATGCCCTGATCTCACCCTCGGCCCGGCGCGTCTCCCGCACCATGTCCCGCTGGCCGCGCGCCCACGCCCGAGATGCGTTCTGTCCGCCCCGGGCGTAGTCCCGCTCTGTGCGCTGAACCGACGATTTCAGATCCCGCTCGGCGTTCTGGACATCGCGCGCCAGTTGGCGACGGGACGCCCGTAGTTCGAACTCAGCGGAGCCGATCACGTCAGCCATCGGCGCCTCCCTTCCGTCGTTTCTCGCGCTTGAAGCGGCGGTCGTTGGCCTTGATCCAGTTCCGCAGAGCTTCGGCCTGGTTCACTTCGGCTTCGGGCTGATCGTCGGTGTAGTGGGCTTGTGGGTGCAGGGTCCGCTCACGGGCGAACCGCTCGGCCCACCAGCCGTGCCCAAGCTCACGCTGCATGGCGCCGCGACAGGCGAGGCGCAGCAGGTAGAGGGTCGTGTCGAGGGTTTGGGCTGCGCTCAGCCCCGCGCGAAAACCCGCCTGCAGAGCGTCTTCAACCGCGTCCACAGGCGGATCAGAGGGTTTGCACTACCCTCGCCTTCCGGCTGTCTGGCAGGGCCGAAGCGGTAGAGCGCCCATGCTTCGTTCAGGGCGAAGATCGCCAAATCCAGCGGGGGCTGTTCACCCTCCAGCACGTCCTTGGCCTTGATCTCCCCGCCCGAGGTCAGGTCCAGCAGTTCGGCAAGGGCCTGTCCGTCGCCGGGAAGCCCTTCGATGACCGTCTGCATCCGAGTCACGATGCCATCGCGGCCCATCTGGCCCATGCGGCCGATGGTGAAGCGCAGGGGAATCGTCCGCCCGTCCGGCATGGACAGGCGGACAATCCCGAGGTGTTCGTCGCTCACGCGGTTAGGCCCACACCGCCGCGCCGGTTTGGCGGATTTCGAAGCTCACCGTCAGCTTGCCGTCGATGGGGCCGGTCGGGTCGCCGTAGTTGCGGACGAAGGCGTCGAACGTGCAGGTTTCCCCGCCCGACATGGCCTCGGCGCCGAAGGTCAGGCGGAACTCGACGATGGAGTTGTCGATGTTGGCGTCGCGCAGGAATTCCTGGGTCGTGTCGCCCGGCTCATAGTGCATCTGGAAGGTGCGGTTGTTGTTGTCGCCCAGACCGGGGATGTACTCGCGGTCATTACCGGCGGTGTCGAAGTCGGTGGCGTCGATCTCTTCGACGGTGCGTCCGCCGCCTTCGTTCTGGAAGACGCCGGGGACGACTTCCCAATCAGGGGACGAACCCCCGACGTTCACTTCCAGCTGCACGTTGCCTTTGGTCTTGATGGCCATGTGGTGATCTCCATGAATGGCAGGCAGGGTTCAGGGCGCCTTGACGGCGTTCAGAGCGCGCGCCGCCTGCCACGGCCGCGTGTTCAGGTGTTCTGGAGTTCCAGGCTGATCGTCACCCGGCGCCCGATCACGGACGCTTCGGACGTGGGGCTGGCGACGGGGCCGGTGACGCGGGAGAGGATGGCTTTCCCGCCGGTGACGGTCAGGGAGCGGGGCTGATTGTGGAACAGGTCGCGGACCCGGCGCATGACGGTGTCCAGCGCGGCGGATGATCCGTTGTCGAAGGCATAGCCGCGCACGTCCTGAGTGATGGCCCGGCCGTTCTCGGTGAAGGTCTCGGCGCCTTGGTCGTCAGCCGGCGCGGCGATGATCAGGCAGGGCTTCACGCCGATGGAAAAGATGAAGCCGGGAGGGGCCTTCTCGTTGAAAATCGCGGGGTTGCCGTTGTGGTTGGCCAGGGCGGCGATCAGGGTCGCATCCCCGGTCAGGCGGCTCCAGATGGTGGCGGTCGAGTTCACGTCAGTCAGCCGCGATCAGGACGCTCTTGCGATCGACCACGAACGTCACAGTGATCTCATCAACGCGGTCCACGCCGCACACCGTCACCGTCTCGCGCTGGCAGGGCAGCGGCTGGCCACCTTCGTCGCAGAGCATGACCTTGGGGCCGCGTGGCGTCTCGACGGTCTTGACGATCAGCTTCATGTCTTCGCTCCCTTCACGAAGGCGCTTTGCAGGGCCGGGCCGTGGTCGGATTTCAGCTTGCCGAGGTAGGGGCGGGCGGCCATGTCCTCGGTCCCCTTCTCCAGTGCGGCGGCGTATTCGGTGTTGGCCACCACGCTGCCCACCAGATCGTCGCCGTCCTGCCTCAGCGTCGGGTCCGCGTTGGTGTTGGCCCGGAGCGTGTTCGTGTCCGGCGCCGGGGGCTCGCCGGGAGCCGAGGCGCGGTGATTGCCGTACAGCTGGCCCGTGCCTGCCCGGTTCAGGATGTCGTCCTTCAGGATCGTCTCGGCTTCACCGAGGGCTGATCTGAGCCCCTTCTCGGCCGTCCGATCCGCCATTCGGTCCAGCTTCGACAGGTCCAGCGTCACTCTCGCCATAGGCCCTCGCGATCCACTGTGCGTCCGGCTTTCCGAAGCGGCAGGACGTCCACCCGCTCAGGCTTCTGACCTGCCCCCCGATCACCTTCCGGGCTTCGAGGAAGCCCTTCCGGTAGACCTCCGTCCGCAGCCAGGGTCCGGGCTCGCGGATATGACCCGCATCCTTTTCCATCGGGACGCCGCAGAGGATGACGCCCTTCGCCCCAAGCTGATCCAGCGCCACCTGCGCCATGTAGAGGCCCGACGACCCGCGCCACCGCTCCTTGACGACCTCGGCGTCCAGACCCCGTTCAGCGCGCCAGACGAAGCGCCAGCAGTCGGTGTTGCGGCTCATCCGTTCCCGCGCCCTGAGCCATGCGGCCATCAGTTCCGGGTGCAGGGTGCAGAAGGCGTCCAGATGCCCCGGATAGTCGATCCCTGCGAAGTTGGCGGCCACCATGATCCGGGGCCGGTCGCCTAGAAGTCGTTCGGCCTCTTTCAGGTCGTCCCAGACGCTCAGGGCGCCACCGAGGCAGACCGCGATCATCGCGCCTGCAGCTTGTAGAGCACCCCCGCCGGGTCGCCCTTCTTTCCCGTGATGAGGAACGTCTTGTCCGCGAACCCCGCGTCAGGGTCCGGCGCCGTGATGGTCCAGCCATTCAGGGGAACAATCGTGAGCGAGGCCGCCAGCACCAGGATCAGCCGGTCCGTGGCCGGGATGCCCAAGGCGAGGCGGCGGAAGTCGTTCGGGTCGGTGACGATGACCTTGCAGGGGTGGTCAACCGGATCACCCGCGATCCAGCCACCCTGCCCGTCGCTGGTCTGCGTCCCCGGGGCATGCAGCGTCCCGTCCTTGAAGTCGTCCTGAAACGACGCCAGCATTTCCTCAGCGAGGCCGTCGAGGATGCTCATTCGGGCCTCCGCTTGATCCTTACGGCGAAATCGCATTTGCAGCCGATGAGATCGGACCCGCCTGCCCCGAGGCTCCCGTCGCCCGGGTACATCATCAGCGCTCCGGTCCCTGACCTGAACGGCTCGTTCAGCCCCACTCTCTGCCCCACCATGGCCAGATGCGTGTCCCTCGGGCTCTTGGACGCCGTTCGCAGCCAGACCCGCTCGAAATCCGCCTCAGCCATGCGGCCCGACTGGACCAGCTGATTATAGGCTTCCTGCTTCGACGCCCTGACCGCTGCTAGGCCTTCGGTCGCTCCGATGGTTTCTGCCCTCAGCGCCAGCAGGCGGGCGCCGTAGCGTTCGGCCGCCATCCGCGCAGTCTCGGCAGGAACGGCGGTCCCCTCCCGCAGCGCCTTGGCCACTGCCCGGTCATAGCGACGGTCACGACGCGCCCGGGTCAGGTAGTTCCTCAGGCCCTCCGGATCAGCCGAGGCCAGTTCGGCTCGAGCGCGGGCCAGAGCGTCGATCTGGGGGCGGGACAGACCGATGATGCCGCCTTCCCTCTGACCGGTGACGCGAGACACCCGCCCGACCAGTTCGGTTATCTGCGCGCGGGGTCCGACACCCTCGGCGCGGCCCTGAACCAGCACGGCCCGGACAGCCTCCCGCTGTTCCTCGACAAGTCCCGTGATCAGGCGCGAGGAATGCTCACGAAGCCACCGCTCAGCCCCCGGATCACCCGGATTGAACCGAAACCCGATGGAAGCCGAAGCAGGGACCGTCTGGGCCGTCAGGGCTCCACCTGTGGTGTAGGCCTCCCTGATCTTGGCCTCCAGATCAGCGAACGCCGCCCGGTCCAGGTTCATCGCCTCGACGGCGGCGTCGATATTCCCGCGCTCGATGGCGGCGATCACCCGCTGAAGGTCGACGCCCGCCCTCAGATCACGCACGGCGGCCCGGAACGCCTCGGCAATCTCCAGCCCATAGCGGTTCAGCGCCTCTTCGTAGAGGCGGCGGGCCTGCCGGCGATTTGCCATTTGTCAGTCCGAGCCCGGCGTCTTCGTGGCTTCGGCGGCCTGTTCCATCAGGTTGATGTAGGACTCGAAATGCCCCCGCGCCCGCGTCTTGGCCTGATCACGCTCTTGGAGGGAGCCGTTCGCCACGATCACGTCCTGCATGTCCTTGGCGGCTGAGATGATGTCTTCCAGCGCGTCACACGCCAGATCCATCGCCACCTTCGGCGCGCTCTTCCGATCATCGCTCACGGGGCGGACCATGGCACAGGTCATCGGGTCAGACCACAAAGATTGAGGGCAGCGGCTGCGTCAGGAACGGCGCGACCAGCCCTTCGACATCAGTCAGGCGCAGGGTGGCGTCCTCGGCCGCATTGCCCGAGCCCTCAAAGAACTCCTTCTCGATCACGTCCACCTTGAGGCGCTTCACCGAGCGCGAAGCGGACGTGGCCAC